ATCCCCTTTGGGCTGAAATGGTGGAAATGTCTAAATCCTGGGGGGATAGTATGACTGATGCCATTGCAGATGTTGTCGATGGCACTAAAGATATGGAAACTGCTTTTGAAGATTTAGCAAAATCTATTAAGAGGGATGTATTAAGAGCTACAATTAAACAAATGGTTACTGAACCTATTATGGGTTTTCTTGGATCTGGTGAACCTGGATCTCCTACTATATTACAAAGATTAATGGGTAAAGGTGGGCCTGAACCTGCTAATGCAATGGCAAAAACTATGGCAGCAGTAAAAGCAGAGAATGATAAATTAATGAATGCATTTCTTAAAGGAGCTACAGTTATACCAGTAAGGATAGTAGATCCTAATAACCCTGTGACTGAAGCGGTACAGAGTGCGAGTGAGCAGGCTAAAGAAGAAGCTAAAAATACTACTGATGCCGTAGAGGAAACTAAAAGGGCAATTGATGAAGGTTTTGTTACTACATCTAATAATCTTTTAGATTTAATTTCTGCTGTTGCTGCTGGAAATTATGCTCAAGCTGCTAAATCTGGTGGAGGTCTTCTTGGTGGTTTCGGAGATATATTTAAAGGTATTCCAGTAATCGGGGATTTATTTGGTGGTGGGGGTGGTGGAAATTTAGTAGGACAAGCAGATAGAGCAGCAAAGGTTGGTGGGTTTGAAGGTTCTGTTGGTAGTAGTGGTGGATTTTTTTCTGGAATTAAAGATTGGTTTGGTGGTTTATTTACTGGTAGTGGTGGTGCTGGTGCTGGAAAATTAGGAATGATTGCTGGTATGGCTGAAGGTGGAGAAATTACTGAACCTATTATGGGTAGAGGAATGCAATCTGGAAAAATGTATGCTTTTGGAGAGAAAACACCTTATGGGCAAAATGAAATAGTAGCTCCAATAGACAAATTGGCTAAAGCTGCTTCTGAAAGTGGTGGTACATTTTTTAATGTTAATATGCCTGTTAAAATTCAAGCCATTGATACTCAAACTGGTGCTGAATTCTTAATTAAAAATAGTCCTATTCTTGAGGGAAATATGATTAAAATGCTAAGAAATAATAGAAAATTAAGAGAAGCAATGCGATCTAGGTAAAGGAGCTATTCAATGGCAGATTTTACTTTTACAATTCATGGATGTAAACCTGGGCCTCCGGTATACAATTCCTTGATTACTGATATGGAAGGATGGAAAGTTAAAGCCCGTTTAAAGTCTACCCATCCTAAAAGGAGTTGGCAAATAGAAATTAGGGGGCAAACAAATGATGAGCGTGATTTAATAGTTGCTCATTATGATGGTCAAGGTGGTAATGTAACTCCTTTTAACTGGGTGGTCACTCCTGTTTTCTTTAGTAATGATACTCCTACCACATATTATGTTAGATACAAAGAATTCTCTTATGATAATATTCCTAGCTTGGGAAATGTTTGGAATTTTCAAATTTCATTTGTTGAGGAACTAACATAATGGGAAAGACAATTGATGCTGCTAATATTAAGTACCTCTATATGGATGGTATAGCCTTATTGACAGGTTATGTTTTATCTATTAGTGCAGAGGATGATACTTTTTATATAGCAAATAATAAAAATATTACTTTAACTTACAATAGCGTTCCGAAAACATTTAATGCTTTGGCTATTAAAAGGACTCCTATTAGATCTGAGGATGGTACAATTTTAAATGAGGTAGAAATAGGATTAGATAACGTAGATCTTGCATTTAAAAATGATGTTATGTTGGGGAAATTTAATAATAGAAGATGTAAAGTCATTCTTGTGTTTGCTCAGAAAGGATCTACTTCTGGACTTGGGTACATGACTCTTTATATGGGATATTTGGATGAACCCAAAGGAGATGAAAATTGGGTAACGATGCAAATACGCCCATTTAGTATATTTGAAAGGGAATTTCCAAATAGAATATTTCAGGTTGGTTGTAATTGGACCTTTTGTGACAACAATTGTACTTTAGAGCTAAGTGATTATTGGGTTGATACAACTTTAGGTTCTGATTCATCAGGGACCACTCTTGTTTGCGCTCATGGTAAAGCGGCTAATTACTTTACTCCTGGTTTTGTAAAAATTACAAGTGGAGATTATTCCGGTGCATATAGACCTATATTATCAAATGACACTTCTTCTGTTACTTGTCGTATTCCATTTCCATATGTTATTTCCGCTGGAACTTCTATTAGAGTACAGAAACTATGTGCCAGAGTTCCTTCAGCGTGTATAAATACTTTTAACAATTATACTAACTATGGTGGTTTTCCCCATGTTCCAAAATCACCAATAATATAATATGAAAAATGTTACTCCTGATAGAATTATTGAAGAATCTAAAAAGTTTCTTAATGTTCCTTTTCACCATAGAGGAAGGTCAACTTTAGGATTAGATTGTTTGGGGTTAATTATTGCTGCATTTAAACGATGTGATATTATTATACCATCGGATGACGGTTCAAATTACTATCCGACTTGGTGGAGAAATCAAGAAAATAGACTTCACGATCATCTTCTTAAAAATAATTTTGAAGAAGTAACTATTCCGCAAAAGGGAGATATTGTAACTTTTAGATTGTTAGGAAAGAAATACCCCCCTCATCATTGCGGAATAATTATTTCTGATGGAAAAATAATTCATGTATGTGGAATAGGTTCTGAATTAGAGAGAAGATGTAAAATAGAAAATATTCCAGGGTCATTTATGAGAAGAATCGGATCTTATTTTAGATATAAAGGATATGTTTAATGGGTGGATCTCTTGGACAAACAATAGGATCAGTTCTTGGTGGAGCTATAGGTGGTTTTATTGGTGGCTACCCAGGAGCAATGATTGGATCTACTCTTGGTGGTTACATTGGTGGAGTACTCGATCCCCCTGATGCGCCTAAACCGCCACCTTATGGGGATTTAACCATTAATTCATATACCCGTAATGCTCCTTTGCCTGTAGTAATAGGTCAATGTAAAGTTGGTGGTGGATTAGTAATGATGGGGGGAATTAGAACTTCTATGAGGAATGCAGGAAGTGCTAAAAGCCCACAATATGAAGTTAAAATGGATGTATATTTTGCTGTTGCTCATTGTGAGGGTCCAATTGAATTGTCTGACCCCTATAAGCATTGGGTAAATGATAAACCGCATTATCAGGAAGGTACTAGTGGAAGTTATTATGACATTGATACTTATTTAGGTACAGAAGATCAATTAATTAGTTCTTACTATGAAAATAGATTTGCTGGAAGTATTGTTCCATGTTGCAGAATGAAATATACTTGCTGGTCTGCTATTCATGCTCATGTAGAAGGTTCTTATCTTTCGGCAATACCATCCATTGCTGTTGAATTAAGAGGGTTTTTAACTATAGAAGGAGAATTGGATGCAAATCCCATTAAAGCAGCTTATGCATGGTTGACTGATAAACGTTATGGTATGGGTATAGATGCTTCTGAACTTAATGGTGATCCTGATACACCTGGAACTCCTTGGGCTATAGCAGCAGATAAATGTGATGTGTTAGTAGATTATATTGACAAAGATGGGAATACAGTACAAGAGCCAAGATTTAGATACGCACAAGTATTTGGAGAAAAAACTAAAGGATTTGATATTATTTCCTCAATTATGTCTACCTGTAGAGGAATAATTAGACCTAAACAGGGACTTCTTGAACCATTAATTGAGGATTCTGATGAAGTTCCAGAGCATTATTTTACTGATAGAACTCAGGTAGAATTTGAAGTTTCAAGTGCTACAGTTAATAGGATAAATGCAGATTTTTCAGATTACCCTGATGATTTTTGGAATGCTGCGTCTGGTACTTTTACAGATATAGATGGTAGAACTATAGAATTTTATATTCTTGATCAAACATCCACTTATATAGATCTTGTTTTAGATTTAGATGAAGCCCCAAGCAATGGAACAAGTATTTTTCTTTTAAAAGATAATATTAAAGCTGGATCTTTTAGTTTTGGAATGATTCCCGATTCTGATATACCATCTGTTTACAGAGTTGAATTTATTAATAGGCAAGTATGGAATGAAGGAACAAGTAGTTGGGAGAATGAGTATCAATCTGATGCTATTGAGATAGAATGTGCTGAACCTTATACATTTACTGCTTATTACATAAGTGAGACTGTTCGTAAAATAAAAACAATTAGATTAGATGGTATTAAAAGAAAATCACAAGCAATGCGAGTAGGGCAATTGCTTTCTGATGCTACCAGATATGTTAGACAAAAATGCACATTTACTACAGGACCAGAGGGGTATTTAAGGGCTATTGGAGATATTATAGGTGTAAGCCATGTACAAACTGGTTGGGATAAACGCCCATTTAGAATAGTTTCTATGGAAGAAACTGACAAAGATGAAATAACTTTTATTTGTTTAGAGTATAACCCACTTCTTTATTATGATCCTGTAGTAAACGTTTATGCTTCTATTTATTCTTCT